AAATGTCGCGGAATTGGCCTCCGTTGGTGAAAACCAAAACGGCTATATTGATGGAGCAAAGACTATCGGTAGCGCGATAGACACTAGCTTCCTTGATATAGTTGAGAAGCCCGGTGAAACTAGTACTGCGGTACGAAATGTTGCCACCGTTGCATCGAATGCTGAAACATGCAATCGATCCAAGAAAGCAACATCTGCAGGTTCTCCCAAGGGGAACAATGCACAACCCGGTAAAACGGGTTCTGCGCCTGCTACCCAACGCAAAAAACGCCACAATATGGGCAAAATCGTCGCAAAAGTGATGCGCACTTATACGTATCACTTAATAAAACAAACTGACCAAGGGGCAGTTACTAAATACATGGATGAGAATGCACCGCATTTCCCATTCAATGTTAAAAAATACCAACCAATATTAACTGACCCCGAAGTCACAAATGTTGACTATGCTGATCTACTCTTCCTCGATATGAGGGAAAATTTTGCACGTGAGAAAACACGTGTCCAAACAACTAAGCCTGAACACAAAACGGTTAGATCGGCAGTCAGCAATTTATACGGTACAGACACTCCTAACTCTGAACAACATCGCCAATTCAAGAGTAAAGCTAGGGGAGGCAAGTCTAAAGGCCGTAGTCGCACATTTTGTAAGACTACACAACAACAACACAACAACACATATAATAAACAAAATAATCGACTACAAAATGTGCCGCAAACTAGCACACGCGGGTTACCTACAATAAATGCTATTGTTAACGACATTATTGATAGGCATACTCGACCAATGAGTAGATCTCCTGTTAGCAGTGGCAGGACTACTCCATCATCTACGGCAACTGCTACTAGCGTCGATACACCTAAATCCACTACTAGTAGTATCAAGAGCACCTATACCACAGGAACTGATCCTGTTCCAACGTCAAATCGTTTTATTTACCTCGATTATGACAATAATGAAAATATCTCGGAAGATGAACGAGCATATTACGGCACACGAGCTATAGACAGATGTGATGCCGCATGTGGTACAGACGGTTTGTTGATCGAAGCCGAGATCCAAACCGAAGAAGACGATTTGATGATAGCAGGTATAAAGGCCAAAGAAAAACCTGCAAAATACCAAAGTCTTCATGGTGATATCGAAATACGTGACTTTAAACAAGATATCCCATATAAACTTAATGCTCTTGACAACCACGAATGCTTTAGTCAATTCAAAAATGATAAACTTGGATCTGACTTCATATTCGAGCCTCTCTACACATACTTGGTCCGTCATAGTTGTGCAAAATATGCAACTCGTGATGATAAAATAGCGCATTATAATAAACTTCGAATGCGGTTCATTAATGAACATCTTAATCACAAGGACTATAAATTTTTGAGAGAGCCAACCAAGCAACAAGAAATCCTACTACACCACACTGTCCAGAGATGCGCGGACAATAATGAGCTAGATTGGATCTATGAATCCACTAAGCCACCTAGGGAGGGGTCCCTAAGGTCAATATGGCGTAGTGTAAGGAGAATCCCAACTCGCATTACTAGAGTGTTCACTAGTACAATAGCTGAGTCAGGCGCGGTTGAAAATAATGTCACGTCCACAATTGAAAATATACCCAAGTATTGCTATTGGAGTGGAAGCCATCCCACACAAGAAGACAATACAAATCATCAACTAAAAGAGCACGCTATTTGGAAAGAAGGTGATGTTCAGCCAAGCAAAGACAAAAGTCCATGTGAGGTAAAACACTATAAACGCATGTTCAACATACCTGGTTATGATGATAAACCAGTAGTAATGAACAACTGCAAATGCAATGAAGTGGAAGCATTACACAATAGATATCTCAAAGATACTGGATTTTATCAACCAGACAAAATAGATTGGGATATCATAGACGGCTTAGTACAAGTATTAGCAGGCAAACTATTAAAGTTGTCTGACTCTAAGAATCCAGCTGGTCTCTTAGAACCAAACACTGTCGAAGAGTTCATCAGTGAAAAATCTGGTGCTCTCAAGAACAGATATTGTGAAGCCGCAACCAATTTAATTGCCAATGGTGTCGATAAGAACATTGGAACAGTAGATGCTTTCATAAAAAATGAAAAATATAGTGAAATAAAAACACCTCGGGCTATAATGGGTAGAAATCCTCAGTTTAATTTGTTGTATCAGCGATACATAACAAAAGCTGAGAAGTTGTTCATGCAATTGCCACAAGTCGCCAAAGGAAAAAATTTTATTGATCGTGGGAAACAATTCAGTAAAATTCTTGGTGATTGGATCCTTGAAAATGACTATTCAAAATTTGAAGGTAGTCAAAGGACTCCAGTATTAATGCGTATAGAATATAGACTATTATGTTTACTATACGGGCAATCTGAAGATCTTGACAACATATACCAAACAAAACTATATAAGAAAGGCAGATTCCCAGAAGGAACTAAATTCTGCTTCAAAGGCTGTAGAGGATCCGGAGATATGGATACAGGCTTCGGTAATACAGTACTTAATTATATAGCTACCCAATATTTCCGTCTAAAAAATGCTAAATATGTCACTGACAAAGACAAGTTTGTTGTCGATGGAGACGACAGCTATCAACAGTTAGATAAGGGCGTTACTGCAAATAAACTCGTAAATACATATGAGTATTTTGGTTTCGAAACCAAATTAATGATCCGAAAAGATCCTCATGATGTTGAGTTTTGCAGTTCTAAATTCTTGGAATATAAACCAGGAGAATATGTGCAAGCACTAAGCCTAAAGAAACTGTTAAATAATATACAATATCTAAACCAAACACAACATGAACATTCGGCTGATGTTTATTATGCAAGTTTAGGTATTATGTATAGACGCATCTACGGTGACATACCAATATACTCACATTTGGCGGAGTATTTAATGACAGCAAGTGGGCAATATAGCTATGAACTCATACGCACTGTCAATGCTTCATATATCGACCATGTTAAGGACCTTAATGGCGATTTGAAATGTGATCAATCCTTGACTAAAGCAGGTATAACACTATGCTTTGGGATCAGTCAAGAAGAACAGATCAATTTAATCAGGTTCTTTCAAAACAATACTCTTTCGTTGCCGGAGGAATATTGTCATCGCTATCGAGCACCAAAAAATAAATATAAATTGGAAAATATTCCATTAAGCTTGATAGACTCTATGGGTTGTGTCAAACCAGTAATCCAAACACAAGGTGGACCAATCCCAATAATACCTGAGTTCGATATGATCATTGAAGCAACAACAACAAACGCCCCACCAATTGTTAATGCGGAAAAAATAGATGCAGCTTTGAAGAATCGTAGTATCACAAAGAGAATAAGACATCTATTCAAGAGGTCTCAACCATCAAGTGGAGATGGCAATGTAGAAATCAATGAAGTGGATTAATTATCCAAATCAGTGATGAATGCTAGGGGTAACCGAAAATTGAAAGATAGGCTTAATAGTCTTAGCATTCCGGCAAATAGAGTAGTTTTCTGTTTGACGCACCTACTTAACTTCTAAACAACAACGCATTAACAATCCTGCGAGCTCTGTCAGGAGAAACAAATCGAGCAAACCGGCTAGCTCTCGCCGTAATAACATGAGCAAACAATATGTACCAGTTACATATTCCAGACCAGTTAAATCCAAAGCTGCAACAATAAAACGCAGTGGGACATCCATCCTTGTATCCCATGAGGAATACATTCAAGATGTGGTTGCGACTACCGCATTTTCATGTATCACCATCCCCATTAATCCTGGAGTGCAGACATCATTTCCATGGCTATCATTACTAGCTGCTGGTTATGAGTCATATTCAATAAAATCATTAGTTGTTGAATATGAACCCAGATGTGCAACGACAACTCAAGGGACAGTCATATTGGCCTTTGATTCGGACGCATCTGATCCTGCACCTCCCGGAAAGGTACAAGCCATGCAGTATGATCCTAACATTGCAATCCCTCCTTGGCAAAGAGAGGGTTTAAGATTCAAACCTGAGATTCAGAAAATCTCTAGACACTTTGTTAGGTTTGGAAATCTAGCAGCAAATCAAGACATAAAGTTGTACGATGTGTGCAATCTGTTCTTGATTACACAGGGTTTTACATCTGCTGGAATACAAGTAGGTGAAATCCATTTCAGATATGTCATCGAGTTTCAAACTCCACAAATTGACTATGATGGATATGCTTTACAGACCTCAGCGAGGATCTCAGTGACACCTGCCGATCAAGTACTATTTACTACAGGCACCGTCATCGCTGGCGGAGCACCAATAACCATCAACACTGGACCTCTCACTTTAGCTAAAGTGGCGGGAGGTGGTAGCTCTGCGGCTACTTTGACAACCAGTAATCAAGCTATGGTATTTGGTGGACCTGGACAATATTACTTCAATGTACTGATTGGATCAACAGGTGGTATCACTATCACTGCTGCCAATGTGGGAATTTATACCCTAGGCACAGTGTCACTCATCTACTTTGGCACGCCAGGTAACGCGAGCTATGTCAACTACAACTTCATATGCAAAGTGAACTCACCAGGTGATGCAATTGCACTAGTAACCGGAGCAACGTCTACAACTTGGACTTCAGCCGGTTCCAGCATCCGAGTTTCATATTATGCATATGCACTTAACTGAGTACATAACACTGCCAAGTCGGGAGGGGAAGACGCAAATTCTCGACTATCCACAAGCGCAAAACACCCT